CTCCCGGGGACCCACGTGCTCATTTATGGGCACACACCTGACTCATTCCGGAGCGTTCGACGTGGGTGACCTACAGGGTGAACTGATCTCGCGGTTAAACTGCGAGTATCGGCATGTACCCTTTGATCCGATACCATGGGAGCCGGTTCAAGCCGACTTCTTGAAGGTCTCGGAGATGGCATCCACGAATCATCCAGGGTGGTCACGAGGAAAATGGTCGGACAACGGGGGGCCTTGGCTCCTCTGTGTGAGTCGAAATGACCCACATCCAACCTACATATCCACCGGAACACACCGCGGCGCAATTTGGCCGACGGCTGTGGTGGGTGCACCCAATATTTCGGATGCATTGCCCATACCGATGGACAACGCGACGCTGATAGGTTACGGGACAGAAGCGATTGCTCGCACTCTGCCCACGAACCCGTCTTTCCGGCTTTCGGAAGCCCTTGGGGAGATAATCCTTGAGGGACCGAAGGCGCTGGCACCCGTACCCGGAAGGGCGCGGGGTAATATTGCCCAGCGTGCCGGCGGTGAGTATCTGAACGTTGAGTTCGGAGCTCTACCGTTGATCTCTGATGTCGAGTCTCTGGCGCATGTAATTAAGCACCGGAACAAGATAGTGAATAACTATCTGAAGAACTCTGACAAGAAGATCAGGCGTCGTCTCGTGCTGTCCGAGAAGGCCGAGAGCAGTGAAGTGTATGGCACCGCAGTATCACCGGGTGCCGTCACTGCGAATTCTGGGAACGGAAAATGCACCATCCGCTCAACAGAGCGGATTTGGTTTTCTAGTGCATACCGCTACCACATTCCACTTGGGAACTCATTGCGCGAGCGACTGATTCGTTCGGAAGCTCTTGCAAATAAGGTCCTTGGGACGAGAGTCACGCTATCAACGGCGTGGAACTTGTTACCGTTCTCGTGGCTCGCCGACTACGTGTCTGATACTGGTGCAATTATGACCAACATCAGCGCGCTAGGGAGCGACGGACTCGTCCTCCAGTACGGCTACGTCATGTGTCATCGACGCATGGAATGCTTCTATGAAGGCCTCTCAGGCCCGATTCAAGGAGCTAGCCTTACCTCTGTCAAGGAAACGAAACAGAGGATTGGAGCCAGCCCGTACGGGTTCAACCTCGATCTGGATTTGACTGAACGTCAGTCCGCGGTCGTTGTCGCACTTGGTCTAACCAAGATGGGTCACCCCTACACGTAAAACCATGCGTGTTTGGGAAGAGACTACCACCTCAGGAAGGGATGCTGCATGGCGTTTGCTGATCCTCAGAACCTTGATATTGATGGTTCTGGCTCAGCGCCGCTCGCTGTTCTTCCTCGTGTTGGCGCAGGGATGGGGATCGGACGGTTCAGTTCTACTGACCGTGATCTTATCATCTCGCACCAGTACGGGAAGCGCGCTCGGCGCACCGCTAGGATCGACCTCGTCAAGGTCGCGCCGGACCCTTTGGTCCCGGCGACGAACGTTCCGTATTCGGCAAGCACTTACATCGTGATCGACGAACCCCTACAGGGGTTCACCGACGCGGAGATCGTGCTGCTGGTGAACAGTCTCATCGTCTGGCTCAGCACTGGTAGTAATACCAGCAAGCTGGTCGGCGGAGAGGCCTAGGAACGTTTAGTTGTGGGGGGGGTGGCCTTTTGGGCTGCCCCCCTCGTGACGGGTGACGTTGCCATGCTGAAGATGCACCACCCCCGTTAGGAGGGATGCATGAAAAGCTTGACCGCATTCTGGAATGAGCTCGCCAACGAGTTGGCGGGAAGGTGTGGCGTGAGCACGCACCGCGATCAGGAAACTGTTCGCGGTCGAGTCGAACACGAGGGGTTGTCGTTTCTCACGATTACCCTCCCGGCCTTCTGCGCAGACTTCGAGAGAGGTCTGTCGTTAGGCTATATAGCTCCAGACGCGTTTCAGGGCTTTCATCGGCCCAACAACGCGCAAGGGCTCCCCGCATTCCTGCGAGGTTTCCTTGAGCTTGTGTTCGACAAGTGTACTGGGTCACTGCTCCACGCAAGTGCTGTGTCGACAGAGGCAATCTATGCCGTCCGCCAGCTTACGCTGGTATTCGGTAAGATCCTTGAGCCCTGCAGTGATGCTAGGGTCTCGAAGTCGATCAGGAACTACGTGGATGTTGAGTTGGAACTAGCGGAGCGGAACGACCACTTTGGAGGAGCCAGAGATGACTTCGTCCGAGTGGCGCGGATGCTCTTTGCGAGGGCCTTTGCTAAGGTTGATGAGCTCGTGTATAATAACGAGCTCATTCCTCGACACGGCCCCGGAGCTACTGCGGATCGGCTCACCGGAAACGGTAAGTTTGATCAGCGCGAGTGGACAGAGCGCCTGGAGGAGTATTTTCCTTTCGGAGAGTATTCTCTTCCTAATTGGCGCTTTGCCGCTACTCTGGAGGACGTACAGTTCCACGAACCTGGCGCGGAGAGGCCTGTAAGGGTCATCACCGTACCTAAGACGCTCAAGGCACCTCGGATCATTGCAATCGAGCCTACGTGCATGCAATATGCACAACAGGCCGTTGCGGGGTCCTTGATTCCCTTGCTGGAATCCGACGATTATATCGGCGGCCGGCGTGGGATGATCGGATTCACGGACCAGCTCCCTAACCAAGAGATGGCTCGTGAAGGTTCCGTCAGGCTTAGCCTGACGAAGTTGGCGACGCTGGATCTCAGCGATGCCTCCGACCGTGTTTCGAATCAGCACGTTCAAGCCTTGACGGATGATCGGTTCCCCTGGTTTCAGGGTGCAGTTCAAGCGTCTCGGTCCCGTAGTGCTGATGTGCCTGGACATGGAGTTATCCCTCTGTCCAAGTTCGCGTCGATGGGTTCAGCTCTCTGCTTCCCGATGGAAGCGATGGTTTTCCTGACTGTCGCCTTTCTAGGAATTGAGCGAGAGCTCAGCGGACCCTTGACCCTAGCCTCCATCAGGAGTTTTAGGGGCAGCGTGCGTGTCTACGGGGACGATATTATTGTCCCCGCTAGATATGCCACATCCGTGATTGGTACCCTTGAGTCGTTCGGCTTTCGGGTAAACCATCGCAAGACTTTCACTGAAGGAAACTTCCGAGAGTCTTGTGGGAGGGAATTC